TCGCGTTATTGAAAAACAGCGTCGTACTACCCGTAAGCTAGATGAAAACATCGCAGAAGCAATTATTGCTGAAAAGGGTCTAGAAGAAACTTTGTACAAAACTATCCGGGTCATTGATGAGGACGCAATTATGGCTGCTCACTACAATGATGAACTAACTGAAGAAGAAATCGATCAGATGTTCCCTTCCAAAGTTACCTGGGCATTGATGACAAAGAAGAAGTAGTTTATGACAGGTATACGTAGTGAAGAAGAACTCTTAAAAGGATTTGAGGGTCTCGATCTCGTACCTGGATCTAAAAAGACACGTCGTCCAGCTTCAACTGAAGCAGGCACAAAACGTGGTAAACTTTCTAAGGAGTCAAATGGTTGGGATGAAAATCCCACCATTAAACTCTTGAAAGGAGTAGAGACAGAAGTTTTTCCAATTAGTGCTTTAGCTAAAGCTTTGGATAAACAGATTGTCACTATTCGTTTATGGGAAAAGAAAGGGTACATCCCAATTGCCCCATATCGTTTACGCTCTAAAAGTCTTAAAGGGAATAAAGTAATGGGAAATAGGGTTTATACTCGTGTGCTCATTGAAATCACCATTGAAGAGTTTGCAAAGCGTGGACTACTAGGTTCTGCTCGTGTAGAGTGGAGCTTGCATCCGGACCTTACTGACGTACTTGTCAAAAGGTGGAAAGATGTGCTACAATAATAACTGAGAGTCAAATAACCTCATTACCAACCGAGACCGCAAGGCTCATTACCAATAAGGAGATAGTCAATATGACTATTGAAAACCCACAAGTCGATGCAAACTTCTACTTAGAAGATGCAGAAGACGCAACATCAAAGCACGGCACTTCTGTTCAATCAGGATGGGCTGCTGCTGAAGGATTGCTAAAGCCAAAGCGTGCTAACGGCAATTACCCAACTGAGTTCCGCTTTAGTGAAGAACTCCAGCTTGTCCGTTTCTTGGACAACGAACCATACATGGTTTACCAGCTACACTGGATTGATCGCTCTGAGGGCAAGAAGTCTTTTGTATGTCTAGGTGACGAGTGTCCACTATGTACTATGCTAGGTGACAAGCCAAAGCCTAAGTTTGCTTTCAACATTCTTGTGCTAAGCGATGAACAGCCTAACGTACAAATCCTAACCGCTACAACTCCACTAGCTCGCCAGTTGCAAGCTGCTAACAGCCACCCAGTACGTGGTCCACTTAGCAAGTACTACTGGACAATTGCTCGTCAGGGTACAGGCGCTTCTACACAGTATTCCCTAGAACGTGTAAAGGCAACTGATCTTGCTGAAGAGTGGGATCTAGATCCAGAGAATGTTGAAGCCATTGCTTCATCGGCAGTTAAGTACGGTCAAGAGGCTGTGTACATCACTCCACGCGCTGAATTGATTCAGATCGCACGTTCTCTATTGAACTAACCCACAAAACCCGGTAGTTTAAGGATTCTTCCTTTCTTGCCTTAAACTGCTACCTCCGATGGGGGCTAAAGTGTTTGGTCCTTTAGCCCCCATCATTTCTTTCTAGGGACTTATGAATATTATTACTACTAAAGAACAACTCGATGAGTTTGTGCGCGCATACATGGCTGTAGATGCCTTTGCGTTTGACATAGAGACCATTGGAGAAAATAGGCTACACACAGTCATTAATGACGTTTGCTGGCTCTCATTCGCCACTGAAGGACGCGTTGACGTCATTCCTATGGGGCATCCTAATGGTGAGTTGATTGACTACAACAAACCATTGCTTCTATCAGGAGAAAAGCGCTTAGCTTCAGGTAAGCCACTTCTTGACTCTAATTACTCTTCAGACAAGAGCAAGTGGGTTCCTAATTTTACTGAGCCACCAGCCCAGCTAACTCGTGCTGAAGTTTTTGCTGCTATTAAACCACTCATGTTTAGCGACAAGCTAAAGATTGGTCATAACATTAAGTTTGATTTAAAGTCTGTTGCTAAGTATTTTGGTGGCAAAGTTCCTTCAAAGCCTTACTTTGATACTCTAATGGCTACGTTTGTTATTGATAGCCAGGATAAAGATTTAGGTCTAGCTGCTTGTGTAAAACGTGAACTAGGCATTGAGGTTGTAAAAGGTGTAGGAACAAACATTGCTTTGCACTCTTTTGATGACGTTGCTAAATACTCTGGCATTGACGCTGATGTTACCTGGAAACTTTACAAAGTTCTAAATGCAAAGCTAGACAACAAGTTACAAAGGGTTTGGCGTCTAGAAATGGATGTATTGTCTGCTTTATGTGATATGGAGCTAGCCGGTGCGTATATTGATCAGACTGCTTTAGCAGGACTTGCTGAAGAGATTGAGAAAGGCAAACTTGCTGCAGAAGCTTTATGCTACAAACTTGCCGGTAAACCGTTCCCTATTAACTCTGTACAAGCAAAACAAAAACTACTGTTTGGTTCAGAAGACGGCAAACCGCCTCGTCTAAAGCCTAACAAAGCTTTTAAAGCTGGTCTTACTCCTAAAGGGCGTGAAGCAGACAAAGCAGGTGTACCTCTTACTGAGGCACACTACTCTGTTAGTGCAGACGCTCTAGAAAACCTTCGTGGTAAAGATCCACTAGTAGACGCATTATTAGAATACCAGGACCTAAATAAACTTATGACTACCTATGTAACTCCTTATACTGGTGGAGAAGTTAAGCGCGTTACAAATGGTAAAGAAAAGATTACAGAGCGTGACAGCCTTTTAGTAAATGGTCGTGTTCACACTAATTTTAAGAGCCATGGTGCTGAAACAGGTCGTTTCTCTTCAAGCGAACCTAATCTACAAAACATCCCGTCTTCAGGCGAATACGGTAAAATGATTCGTAATCTATTCGTAGCTCCTCCAGGTCATAAGCTAGTTGTTGCTGACTACTCACAGATTGAGCCTCGTATTATTGCTGCTTTTAGTCAAGACCCTATTCTTATGCAGAATTACATCGATGGTGGAGATATCTACACAACTATTGGTGACACTATGGGAGTAGACCGTAAAGCAGGTAAGGTCCTAGTGCTAGCTATTTCTTATGGAGTAGGTCCAGACAAGATTGCTGCTTCTATTGGTTGTAGCGTTAATGAAGCTAAAAAACTACTTCGTGACTTTGAGGCTAAGTTCTCTAGCATCCCACGCTATAAAGGTCGTGTAGTTCGTAAAGCAAAAGAAGTTGAACCGATTCCTTATGTAGAGACTATATTTGGTCGTCGTCGTTACCTTCCAGACCTTAACCACCAGGACTTTGGGTTAAAGTCTCGTGCTGAACGCCAGGCATTTAACACTAAGATTCAAGGCAGTGCTGCTGACGTAATGAAACTAGCACTAATTCGTGCTCATTCATGCTTTGTCAACGCGCCAGAAACCAACGTTATTTTGACAGTTCACGATGAACTTGTTACAATTACACCAGAAGAATATGCAGATCAAACAGCAGAAGCGATCCGTATTTCTATGGAAGGCATAAAAATTAAAGAGATAACTGTTCCACTAATTGCAGATGTAAAGATTGTAGATAAGTGGGGAGAGGCTAAATAATGGATGAAATATTTATTTGTACTGGATGTTACCAAACAGAAGGGTCTGATGATGGAGCAGACTACTGCAATAGGTGCGAATCGTATAAATACTTTGCCTGGGTAGAAGCGGGCACTGACAATGACGATTTTTAAGAAAAAGAAAAAAGATGTTCTGCCACCAATAGCTGAAATTAATAATCGTATTCGCGGGTTTATAATGGATTCTCAAATACAAAACAGCCATGAACTAGCTTTTATTCTTGGATTGCCAGCTATTAGTGATGAGATTGCAGAGAAAGAAGAACAAGTAAGCGATGATCGTGTAGAGCGCATTCAATACTTGATGCCTATGTTGTACGCTTATGCACACACTTTAGCTGAAGCATCAATTGAATACCAAAAATCAAATACAGAAAATCTTGAAGGACTACCAAAAGAGATGTGGATCTTTGGTCGTAGGTTACTAGAACAAGTCGCTTTGTCAGCACTTATGGGGTCTACTTCTCAGTTAATTGATATGGGTTTATTAGAAATACCAAAAAGGATAAAAAAATGAGTTTTGTAGAATTTTGGTTTATAGCTATAATGGCACTAGCAATTGCTGCACTAATTCAAGGAGAAGGAAAATGAGTATGGTAGAAAAAGCAAAACTTCATGTAGTTAAAAATCACTGGACACAAGCAGGTGAAGATAATGAACGGACTCGTATTATTAATCTGCTTCTAGACCAAAATATTATCAGGCGTTGTGCTGCTACAGACAAACTGGTAGCGTTCAATACTCACGGCACTGAAGTTGTTTACATCAAAGATTTGGAGACCAAATGAATAACGCAGATTGGTGGGCTAAAAAGCTAGGCAATCCACAGCCCCAGGTAGGTCGTCCCGATCCTACTCCTCCTATGCCTCCTAGCCAACAGCCGATGGCTCAGATG